CAATCACAACAACCCAGAGATGTTTTACAAGTACGCCGAAGAGACCATGCGTGAGCGCGCTCATGTTGGTTCGGCTGCTTGGATTGAAGCACCAGCAATGCTTGGTGACTTTGTTCAAGGAACAATGTCTGGTGAAGGCATGCCTAACTTTGAGTATGCCTTTGGATCGGGTGGCTACATGAAGCGCCCGAATCCGACAGTCGTCTACGACTGATCGCGCCTATCTGTAAACTTATCTGTTTACACTAGGGAGAAAGGACGGGGATAATTCCCCGTCCTTTTTGTATCCCGTAATCGAAAGTCTTTGGTAGAGTGCATGTCTCAACAACTCAGGAGACGCTATGAACGCCAACGATTACCACTCAATTCTTAACTATCTTTCACGTGTTTCTGTGCGTGGATTTGCTGATGAGGAAGAGTTGGTAAATCTTATGAATAAAGTTAAGAAGCACATTAACCGCACAAACAAAAGCAATAACGTGTATACTGACGCAAGCACTAAAGCTGCTTAAATAAGTCACCGTCAGGAGCACAACATGGAGCAAAAGTCATCACTAGTTGATGACCTGGTGTCGCCTAAAACTCATGATTCTAAATTAGATTGTGGGCTAACTAAGATCCGTACTCAAATGGATGAAGAAGCTGCTGAAGCTTTGGATAAAGCCATTGAGATGATCAGGCATGATGCTGGTTCAGGAAGGTCTAAGGTCTATTCTTGTGAATGGCTTACGGACGTTCTTCGTAAGCACAAATATGACATAAGTTCAAGTACCGTTGCAAGACACGTAGCAAAGAGGTGTAGATGTGAGTGACCTGGCCAAAGACTTAGGTAACACCAAGTACGCATTAGGAAAAATTGCTGAGCTTTTAAAGCGCAACGATATTGATGTTGACGAAATTGGAGGTGTAAAGAAAGTCTCCCTGTACCAGTCACTTACAAAGAATGAAGCCGGCGAAGCTGAGATCCATGACCTAATGGGTATTCAGTTCTCTCCAGCCTTTGAGAGCGGGCCACAATGGCCTGTAATCCAACAGGGGCCTTCAGTAAAGCTTCCAGTTGTAAAGGTTAAGCCAAGCGTTGCAAATGATTACCAAAAGTGTGTAATCCTTCCAGACATGCAAATTGGTTATTTCCGAGATGCAAACGGAACTCTGGTTCCCACCCAGGATGAAAGTGCCCTAGAAATTTCTATGGCAATTATTAAATCAGTTAACCCTGACCTAATTGTCATGGTTGGTGACAACCTAGACTTTCCTGAGTTTGGTAAATACAGATTGAGTCCAAGTTATGCCCTTACTACCCAAGCTGCCATTGACAGGGCAACTACGCTGTGTGCACAACTCCGAGCAATCGCCCCTCAGGCACGTATTGTCTGGTTGGCTGGAAACCATGAGGAAAGGTTAGTTAATTATGTACTCGATAATGCGAAAGCTTCGTTTGGCCTTAAGAGGGGTAACACCCCTGAAAGCTGGCCTGTACTTAGTATCCCTTATCTCTGCCGCTTCGATGATTTTGGCGTGGAGTTTGTACCGGGCTATCCAGCTGGACAATTTTGGATCAACCAAAGGCTCAGGGTCATCCACGGCACAAAAGTACGGAGTAACGGGTCTACAGCGCATGCCTACCTTGGCTCAGAAAAAACGTCTGTCATTTACGGACACATCCACAGGCGTGAATGGGCTGAACGGTCCCGTGACGATTGGGATGGCGCAAAGACCATCATGGCCGCATCCCCTGGTACGCTGGCCCGCTGTGACGGAGCCGTCCCAAGCACCAAGGGGGCGCTCGACCTGGACGGTCGACCTATGACCATTGTGGAGGACTGGCAGCAAGGGATTGCTGTTGTTACATACCAGCCTGGTGAGGGTGAGTTCTGGTATGAACAGGTCCCTTTCCATAGCGGATGCGCTATGTACCATGGTAAATTGTACAAATCATAACTAGTACAATGTCATTATGACCTACCCGTACAAATTTGCTGTCGTTGAATGGATTGACGCTTTTGATAGCGATGGTACATGGATATACAAAGACGAATATGAATTTGATCCAGCACTTCCAGTTACTGTTGGTTGGGTTCTTGAGGGGTTACAAGAAGGTTATATAACAATGGTTTCAACCTTTTGTTTGTTTAAAACCAAAACAGACATGTATAGCAACATGATGCATATACCGTCTGGAATGGTTAAATCCATAACATACGTTGATATTCCTGATAATATAAGTAAACCTAAACGACAAAACAGGGCAAGGTCTAATGCCGATTGATTTCTGGTCACCAAGTTATCGCGCTTCATCTAGCGACCTTACTGTTGCCATCTCCCCTCTTGGGTTGGTGGAGTTAGCCGACGAAGAGTTTGAAGTCCATGGTCCACGCTTAAATCGTTACTCAACGTGTTGGGCCTGGTATCTAGGCCACCACTGGTCATATCGTCGTGAAATGGGTGAACAAAACATCACCCTTAACTACATCCGTACAATGTCGGATTACATTACAAACTTCTGTTTTGGTAAGGGTATTCAATGGAAAGTGCCAGAGCAAAATGCTGCCATTATCCCGCACCTTTTGCATAAGGTTTGGGAACAAGATAACTCAAAGCATTACGTTCTTTGGGAAATGGGCCAGCTTGCAAGTGTTACTGGTGACTGCTTTGTTAAAGTAGCTTATGAAGAGCCTTATGAAGACTCAGCTGGGATGTACCACGAAGGCCGTGTACGTGTTATCCCTATAAACCCGTCCCATTGTTTCCCCGAGTACCACCCTCACGACCGTGACCGTATTCTTAGGTTTAAGTTAAAGTACCGTTTCTGGGGTACAAGCCCTGAAGGCACCCGTCAGGTTTACACATTTACTGAGATTTTGACTGACGACTCAATTGAGCAGTACATCAATGATGAGTTGATTGACCAATACGAAAATCCACTAGGCATTATTCCTATTGTGCACATCCCTAACATGACAATCTCTTCGTCACCTTGGGGCCAATCAGACATCTGGGACATCATTCCACTTAACCGTGAAATGAACGAAAAGATGACTGAAATCTCTGACATCATTAACTACCATGCAGCACCAGTAACCATTATTACTGGTGCTAAAGCAAGCCAATTGGAACGTGGTCCTAAGAAAGTCTGGGCTGGCTTGCCAAAAGACGCCCACGTGTACAACCTTGAATCCCGTGGTGAAATGGCTGGAGCAATTGAGTACATTGGCTTCTTAAAGAAAGCAATGCACGAAATTACGGGTGTACCTGAAACAGCATTAGGCCAGTTTCAGCCAGTTTCAAACACTTCTGGTGTAGCACTTTCTATTCAATACCAGCCAATGATGAACCGTTTCAACATGAAGCGCATTCACTTTACTAAGGGCCTAGAAAAGATTAACGAACTAATCATTCGTACTTGTGCGGTGTTTGAACCTGAAACCCTCATGTATAACTCAACTCTAGGAGAACCACCAGAACAAGATCAGCTTTCACAGCTAGATCCAGCTGACCCTCTTACATACCGCACTCAAACACACTGGCCAGAACCTCTGCCAATTGACGTTCTTATTAAACTTAACGAAGTACAAGCCAAAATGGCTTTGGGACTTGAATCCAAAGAAGGTGCACTCCGCACATTGGGTGAAGAATTCCCACGTGAAAAGCTTAGTGAAATTTTTGAAGAGCTACGTGACGACGCGGTTGATCAAGGTGCCTTAGACATGCTTAGGGCACAAATCAATCAAGCTGTAATGATGGCTACAGGTTTGTTACCAGGCCCTGGTGGATCATCAGTGCCTGCACCTCCCGAAGGTGATAATGTAGCAAATGCAGGGAACCCGCAGGACTCACAAGGCCCCCTGCCTGGTACAGACGTAATGGGTGGACCAGTTGCGGGAATGGTAAACAATATAGTTGCAAAGGCATACGGAGCTAGGTTCGCCCAGCGTCGTGTCCCTGACGAAGAATAATAAGTGCATTAACTCAGCCCACATAAGCCCAACCAATAGAGGTAAAGACATGTCAGTTCAAAGCAGTGAAGACGGTATTACAATCCCTGTAATCCAGGAGGCAGCTCCTGTACAGGAATCACGTACCGAAGAGAAATACTTTTCTGAAGATGAAGTCCAGAAGATTCGTCAGCAGGAAAAAGGCAAAATGTATAAGCGTCTTGAAGATGCTGACCATCGCGTCAAGTCAATGGAAGAGCAGTTGAACTTGCTTAGTTCTGAGCGTGAGAAGGCAATCAAAGAAGCTGAGGAGCGCGCTCGTAAAGAGTCAGAAATCCTCCGTCAGCGTGAAATTGAAGAGCTTTCCGCAAAAGAACTTCTCGCAAAGCGTGAAGACGAGTTCAACAGCCGTATTAACCAAGTTGAGCAGGAGTGGGGCCAGAAGTTCTCTGAACTTGAAAAACAACGCCAAGCTCAAGATGCACTCCTTGAAAAAGA